TATGGGGTCAGTATCCCAGAAAAACGATGCACAATATGTCCAGAAAGATTTCATGCTTGCAACTGCAGCTGATATCGTGGCAGACCCTTCTGCACCAGATGCTTTTGTAGATGGTATTATGGAAGGTGTTGAGTGGATAAATGAAAGCGGTGTATTCAAAGCCGTAGAGATTGAATCATGGAAAGACCAGATTCGACAAACCAAACAACGCCATTTGGAAGAGAAGAAGTTAGAAATTATGAAAAATTTCTTCTCTAAACTATAAAAGTTATAAATACATTGTAAAGAACAAATAATTTCGTTCTTAATTTGTAATTATAGAAATTTACATAGGGGAATATACACATGTCAGATATAAATCAAGACGAAGTAATGGAAGCATCAGCTCCTGTTGCTAATAAGGGTGTTGTTACTCCAGAAAAAGACCCAGAAAAATCTTCTCTTGCATCTGTTGATAAAGCAAGTGATGCTACTAAACCTAGCAAAAAGAGAAAAGGTGATAAAGACCAAGGTGATAAATCTGCTCCTAAACAGGAAGAGATTGAATCAAATGACGAATTAGTTGTAGAAGATATGACTAAAATGGAAGCCTTAAGAAGTATCATTGAAGAATTAAAGGGTTTTGAGAAGGAAGACATCCAGTCCTTAGTCAGCGAAATGATGAAGAAAGATGGAGAAGAAGATGAAGATGAAGACGAAGATGAAAAATCAGAGTCTACAAAAGCAGACCTTCTCAAGAAAATTGCTGAACATTTCAAATCCGAGGACGAAGAAATTGTGAAAGAAGCCTTAACTGCAATCTTAGAAGCATCTAAAAAAGATGACGAAGAAGATGAAGACGAAGAGGAAATGGATGAAGCATCTAAAATGAAGATGGCATCCAAAGATGACGAAGAAGACGAAGACGAAGATGAAGATGAAAAATCAGAATCTTACGACATGTCAGACGACATCGATGCTCTAGTTGGTGGTGAAGACCTTTCAGAGGAATTCAAAACAAAAGCAAGAACAGTATTTGAAGCAGCTGTATCTGCAAAAGTTAGAGAAGTTAAAGATAATCTTGAATCTCAAAAGAGAGAAGAGATTGTTGAAGCATCTAACGAACTTAAAGAAGAGTTAATCAATAAGGTTGATTCATTCTTAGGTTATGTTGCAGAAGAGTGGGTTAAAGATAACGAACTTGCAATTGAAAGAGGACTTAAGTCTGAGTTAACAGAAAACTTTATACAAGGACTTAAATCATTATTTGAAGACCATTATGTTGAAGTTCCAGACGACAAATTAGATGTTGTTGACGAACTTGCAAGTAAAATCGAAGAAGTAGAAGCTAAACTAAATGAAGAAGTTTCTAAAAACATCGATTTATCTCAAGAAAGAGATGAACTTGTTAGAACACAAGTGGTTGGACAGGTTTCTAAAGACCTCACTGAAAGTGAAGTCGAGAAACTTACAAAGTTAATTGAAGACATCGACCAAGATGAAGATTTTGAGTCTAATGTTAAAACAATTAAGGAATCTTACTTTAGTGACTCTAAAGAGACATTACAGTTAGATGAAGAAGTGGTTAGTGATAGCGATGAAAATACTTCGACCAAGGTAAACCTTGACCCAAGTATGGCTGCATATTCTGCCGCATTAGGAAAAGTTGACCCTAACAAATATAGATAGGTCAATTTTAAATATTAACACTTTTTAAAAATTAAGGGGATACATAAAATGTTTATGTCAGAAACTTTACAAGAGAAGTGGCAGCCAGTATTGAGTCATCCAGATTTACCAGAAATCACTGACCCATACAAAAAAGCTGTAACTTCTGTGGTTCTTGAGAACCAAGAAAGAGCCTTTAACGAAGAAAATGGAATCCAAGGATTAACTGAGGATGCACCAATCAATAACGCTGGTGGCGCTGTTGGTGGAACAGGTGTAGACAACTGGAATCCTATTCTAATTTCTTTAGTTCGTAGGTCTCTTCCAAACCTAATCGCATACGACATCTGTGGTGTGCAACCAATGACTGGCCCTACAGGATTAGTATTCTGTATGAAGGCTAGATATAACGATAATACTTCAAGACTTGCAATGTCAGAAGCATTATTTAACGAAGCTGATTCAGATTTCTCTGGAGCAGGAACACAAGCAGGTACAGACCCATTCGGTGATGCAGCTGCTTATGCAACTGGTACTGGTATGACTACTGGTGCGGCAGAAGCAAAAGGTGACAGTGCGTCAAACGCATTTGCATCTATGGCTTTCACAATTGAGAAAGCAACTGTTACTGCTAAGTCTAGAGCTCTTAAAGCTGAATACACAATCGAACTTGCACAAGACCTTAAAGCAATTCATGGTCTTGACGCTGAAACAGAACTTGCAAATATCTTATCTGCTGAAATCTTAGCTGAAATCAACAGAGAAGTTGTAAGAACTGTTAACTTGCAAGCAAAAGCTGGTGCTCAAACTGGTGTTGCTAACGCAGGTAGATTCGACCTAGATGTTGATTCATCTGGTAGATGGTCAGTTGAGAAGTTCAAAGGCATGCTTTTCCAAATTGAGAGAGATGCTAATGTAATCGCAAGAGAGTCAAGAAGAGGAAAAGGTAACTTTATCCTTTGTTCTTCTGATGTAGCTTCTGCATTGTCAATGGCAGGAATGCTTGACTATGCTCCAGCACTTAACACTGAGTTAAATGTTGACGATGCTGGTAACACATTCGTTGGTGTTCTAAATGGTAAGTACAAAGTGTACATTGACCCATATTACACTCTTGACCCAGTTAGTGGTCACAGTAACGAAGGTTACATGACAGTTGGTTATAGAGGTTCAAACCCTTACGATGCTGGTGTTTTCTACTGCCCATATGTTCCATTACAAATGGTTCGTGCAGTTGGTGAAAACTCTTTCCAACCAAAAATTGGATTTAAAACTAGATATGGAATGATTTCTAATCCTTTCGTAGGTAGTGCTCCAAGTGATGGGTTGGCATCTGCTGGTTCAAACTTCTACTACAGAAAAGTTGAAATAGAAAATATTCTATAAAACTTTAAAGTCGTAGACTTTTCTAAAAGGGACTCTTCGGAGTCCCTTTTTTTATTCTTATAAATATAAGTGGTATTCAATCGAATACCATCGTTCACTGTAGAAATACAGCGGAAGTAGGTAGATAGGAAAACCTCTTTCATATTGAAAGGCAAGCTAAGTACCCCATGTGAGGGAACAGAGACCGACAACTAACCGAAGGAACGCGTTGAGAAGGGTGTATGTCGTGAGACATATGTACGAAATCGAAACGAAAACTGGAGGCAGTGATGACTACTTATAGAGGTATCAAAGTCACCAAAGAAAATTTACATATTGAGAAATCAAAACCTCAATCTGGAATTTACAGAGGTGTCAAACACGATGCAATCAAGTCAGTATCTTCGAAGGGTTCTAAAGAAGGAATCTATCGTGGAACTAGACATGTTGCATAATTAATGGAAGGGGAGTGTCAAAACTCCCTTTCTTATTGGTATAAATACTAGTATGGCAAGAAACAGACAAATAACAACTGCATCGTGGGCTGGTAATCTTCCAGATAACCTATCCTATCTTGCACCAACTCAATTTGAATTATTAGTTAAGAAATTACCTAATACAAAATACTTTGCAACTGGTGTTAATGTACCATCTGTAAGTGTTGCAGAAACAATATCTACTACAAGATTAGGTGCAAGTGTTAAACTGCCTGGCGATAAGATTACTTTTGGGGAGTTAACTATTAGTTTTATAGTTGATGAAAATATGGAAAACTGGACTGAGTTATATACTTGGATGGAACAAACTACAGGTTCTACAGACCCAGAAAAATTTAGAACTCTTGTAGGTGCAAATAGAAAAGCAGATGAACCTTATGATGGTTCTGGTGACTATGAAACTATGTATTCAGACATGACAATTGTAGTTACTACAGCTGCAAATAACCCTAATAGATATATTAGAATACAAGATGCATTCCCTACATCATTGGGAGAAGTTACTATGGACACCACTGTTGCTGGTGGTATATCATATGTAACATGTACTGCATCTTTCCAATTTACAAATTTTGAAATAGCATCCACATCATAAAATAAGTGGACAAATACCAGTTTAATGGTATAATTATAGTATGACATTAGAACAAATAC